AGATAACCTGTCGCTTGGAGAGACAATGTCGGGTGGTTCGTTCAGACATGGCTTACACCTAATACCTGTCAAAGTAAACAAATGGAAGGCAACCCGCAGGAGCCGGAAGCGAACCAGATCAGGGAAACGCTCCGGAACTGGATCGCGATCGACGACCAAATCAGGACGCTCCAAACCCAAATCAAAGAACTAAGGGCACGCAAAAATGCCTTTGGTGGAAATATCCTTGAGTTCATGCAGGGTAATAATCTTGATAACTTTGTTCTTGATGGACCAGGTGGAAGTATATCCCGTTCTGTACGAACAAGTCGCCCACCGCTCCGTCGTGAAGCAATCAGGACACAGCTTCTCCTACAATTTGCAGACCAGCCCCAGCGTGTAGCCGAGGCACTTCGGGCAATTGAGGGAATTCAGGAGGGTGATGATATGTCTGTTGGTGGTGTACAGCGAACGATCTTGTCGCGGAGATTGCCCCGTCAACAACATATCAACTTACACTAAATGGACTGGTTCCTCTTGATTGCTACAGTTACAATCACCTATATCCATGTCTTCAATCAAATAGCAAAAATGTATTTTGAGTCAGATCAGACAATGACCTGGACTGATTTGTACCGCCACTTTGTTCCTCCTACTTCATTTGAGATAACTCTTTGAGCATCTCTGCGGTAACTTTTATGATTTTCTTTTTAGGTTTACAAGCCTTTACCCAATCATCCTTGGTTTGGTAAAGATTTTGTTCAAGTCCTTCAACAAAGCACCATCTATGGTCAGTGTTTCCATTGAACTTCGCAGAACATAAACCTTTTGTTGCGATTGGTGTAGTATCTTTGCAAATTGGACAGGGCATTTTTAGAAATAGTCCCCTGGCTGAATACGTTCCGTTTTCAATGAGAGAAGTGTCCACGCAGCCTCCTCTTGAGCTGCACGAGACTTTTGACGAGTTTCAATTTGACGTCGCTGCTCTGCAATAATAACGTTAAGATGCTTCTTCACGTTTGCAATCTTCTTCTCGTACTCGATGAACCTCTGTAGCCTAGCCTTGCGACGCTCGAGTGTTCCGAAAGTAGTTGATCCACGCTGTAGAAGCTCGTTGTTGATACGCTGATTCTCAATGCAAGCACGTTTATAAAGTTCCCAAGTAGACATTGTATGTTCATTCGTTTGAAAAACAAGCTTCCATTTTATACAAATGAGTGCCCCCTACTTACGGTTTGTTAACGGAGGCCTTGCGATCAGGGGAATGAAACGCGTTGAGTACCAGGTTGAACTACCTAAAATTTCTCAGAAGGTTACAGTTCCGGTCTTACCCGAACCTGTTGTTCCTGCACCTGAGCCTGCACCTGCTCCTGCACCTGAGCCTGCTCCTGCACCTGAGCCTGCTCCTGAACCTGCTCCTGAACCTGCTCCTGAACCGGCACCTGCCCCTGAACCGGCACCTGAACCCGAGACCTCACAGGTGGAAGCGCCTCTTGAAGTCGCGGACGCTCCCGCGGAAGGTGGGCTTGTTCCAGAGGATCCACCGGCTTAATGCACCTGGGGTATCAGGTTGACTCCAATGTTCCCCCATTCCACTATGCCTATTCAAATACCTAGCCCTACGAGTCACATTCTTGTGCTTCGTAAAGTCTGAGTATCCCTTCTGTCCAAACGGAACAACCTTCTCCTTACCATCACGTAAAAAAACAGCGTCCCACTTCTTCTCTTTCTTGTGTGATTTACGAATCGTCTTCAACCTCAGCATTGTATTTTGTTTTTATTTTTAGAAAGCCTCCAACCATGCTGCATGCTGTTCCTGTGGAATCTTCAACTCCGACAACACATCTACTGCGAGACGCCTCTGTTCTGACTCATGGATGGCCATCTGGGAAATCGCAGCCATCCTTTGCTGTAGAATCTCTCCATTCGACACCTGAGGCTTGTATGCATCGTGATATCCAACCATCACATTGCTGAGACGAGCCATATGTCCCTGAGTGCACATGTCAACTCCACTCTCGCACTCCTCCCAGAACCTCTTCTCTAGTTCTGTCCGAGTCTCGTTAGGAAACTGCTTGATTGTCCACCACAAAGCCCTGACACATTTGCGAAACAGCTTGTCGCCTGGGTTGAAGATTGTTTCTCGGTTCCACCAACTGACTAGATCTCTGTAGGTTCGGTTGACCCTCTGTTCGGTATTCAGAACCATTCGTTGGGCATTCACGATACATTCAAGCGGTGGCGGTGCGATCCTCTCCCAACTAGCGAGGATTTCTGCCATAGTATTGGTCTGTGTGCTTGGAATGTCACTGTAACATGTTGTAAGCACCTCGATTGACTCTCGCATCTGTTGACTGATCTCGCTCGTATGAACGTTCTGCGGGTCAGCTGCCAACTGAGCTTCACGCCGGTCAGGTCCAAAATTCTGGCGGCCAGCTCGCGCAGCTCCATGCCCATGCCAAGCCAAGAGGTTTGGGATCTCTGCAATTAGTATATCGCAACGAGCACCGGTCATAAACCCAGCAGCACGCCACTCGTTTACCAGAGTAGTCAGTGTTTCAAGAGTCTGCCGACCTTGCTGAATGGCATCGCGAAGCTGTGCTCGGAATCCCTCGGTGGCTACAAAATTCTGACGACGGCGCATCATTTCAATACCTCGCTCTGGAAGACCTTCTCGCTCATACTGGTCAATGCGAGCATCAATCTGAATAATTGGTGCACCGATTCGGCGCAGACGGTCAATTGCCCGATGAGCTTCTGCAATAACGCGTTCTTCATCGCGACGAATCATCATTCGGTGGTGCATACGACACATTCCATTCTCTGATATGCCACGGGTGCATTGGTGGTTTGGGCGAATCATGTGAGCACAACGGGCATGGGGTATAGGATCAGGGTCAGCAGCAGCGGCTTCTTGATGCCGCCGACGAAGCTCGCGTGCGCGCACAACTATGTTAAGATCTGTTCCTTGCGCTTCTAGGCGAATTAAGGCTTCGATAAGAGTAGTACGAAGACCCTGGTCGATGTTTAGGGGAACAAGCTCCACAGGAATCAGGCGATTCCCCATTCGGATATGTGTTCCTGCTTGGGTTCTCTCGTAGGATTCACGATAGATCTCTTGGTCATGTCGGAATCTTTCTGGGTTGGCTTCCTGCATTGGGGTATGGCGGCCACAGAGTCTGTGCTCACCCCAGCCAAATGCAGTACATGGGGTTCCGTTTCGGGTAAACGCCGAACAATTGGGCATCTTGCTTGTTAGTTGGAAAAGTTAGAGGGGGGTTCTTCCATTTTACTTGTTCAAAACGAATCCATTTTCCAGCCCTAGAAAATGGAACTGATTTCGTTAGGTAATCTAGACCTTAGCTACAACAAGTGAGGACGCGCCTCACATTAAAACGGAATCAATCCCATACTTTCAATTTCCTGTAAGAATGCACTACCCCGCAATGCACCCCAAGATGATGTGCATCTGGAAGCCCGCACAAAGCGGCAAAACTCGAACAATGATTGAAGAGATCCGCGCACGCGGACTAGCCGATTATCTGAATATCATCATCTGCTCCAACAACAGGCTGCTGGTTGCACAGACAACCAAGCGCATGGGCGACGCCGACATTGGAAATCGCGATGTTGTCTACGATGATGACGAGGGCGAGGACGAGGACGACAGCACTGTTGATGACTACATTGACACGACCAATAAGATCTTCTCGTGGATGACAGGTACCGGCAAGCCGAACACCTCGGTTGGCGCTCTTGCAGATGAGATCAAGGAGGACAACGTATTGATGGTTTGCTGCTGCTCGCACAAGGCTCGGTTCATCTACATCAAGAAGCTGCTTGAGAACCTCAACTCATCCCGCCACTTCACGAAGAAGGTGAACATCTGGATTGACGAGGCTGATGTCTCCGTGAAAACCTGGAGCAATCCCAACTTTGCATACGGTGACTTCGGAATCGTTGATCGCATCGTCCTCATTTCCGCGACCTTTGAGAAGATCTTTGACCGGTACAAGCAGATCACGATCCAACCCTTCTCTCAGGAGGAGATCTACAACGCACCGACCTACCTTCGCCTTGCCGAGTGCGAGTTCGTCATCGCCGATTCCCGTGCCGGTGCGCCCAAGTACCTTGCCGACTTGGTCCATGCGCACCCGGAGATGTGCGAGCCGGGGTCCAAGGTTTTCGCACCCGGTGACATCACGGTCGCTTCACACGATGAAATCGCTACCATCCTCAAGGTTGAGGGATTTGCAGTGATGGTGCTGAACGGCCAGCGCAAGGTGATTATTCTTCCCGACGGATCTGACCCAATCCCGGTTCCCTTCAAACTCAACCCTGCAAACCCTTCCGAGCTGAGCATTGAACTCGCACGGCTCTACGAGGTCAACAACCTGTCTCGCTTCCCGTTCGCGGTAACTGGGCAACTGTGTCTCGGCCGAGGCATCACGTTCCAGTCGGATACTTTCATGTTCGGATATGGTGTGATCCCCCACATCGGCGATCCTTCTGCAGCGTCCCAGTGCATCTCGCGGATGATTGGAAATATCAAACTCTACCCCGGATTCGCCAAGCCCACGATCTACTGCAGCGAGTTGACCAAGAATACGACAAAACACCTTGCAAATGTCGCAGAGAATATCTCGCGAATTGCAGGTGAGAAAGGTTGGAATACGCTCACCCGCGATCAGATTCACAGCGAGCTCGGTGATCGTGAGCCATGTACGCCACCGAAGGTCGTGGTGGACCCGAACTCCTACAGGATCTACAAGGATGTGGAGAACCTCTGCGACGCTCTCAAGATTGTATTCCCATCCTACCGGTTCAGCCATCGCACCAAGAAGAGTGGGGACTTCTTCATGGCGGCATGCGGTGGACCTGCTGCAATTACATCTCTGCCTCACGCGATCAAGAACATTCACAATTTGACAGGTGGTGGTGAGGCAGCGACTCGCTACATCCCGGTCTACACCGACATGAACGATCCTGGCAGCCTGCACTACGTGATGGTGATGCCGCGCATACCGAAGGAGATGATCTCTGCTGCCGGGTCGCGCATGGCTCGCGATAAGATGTTGGCAGAGATTGATGCGAAGATCCCCTGCATCCAGTATGCCTAAAATAAACACAAAACAAAACAAAACAAAACAAAACAAAACAAACTTTTTTGGTTTATAAAACGGAAGCTTTGGTCGTATGAACTATACAATACAATGCGCAGGAAGCTAAGACTCCCTGCTATACAACAGGATGTGATACAAGGAGATACATTGAAAATTTTACCGTTTCTTGATTCTGAATCAGCACAGATTGTTATTGCGGATCCTCCTTACAATATCGGGAAGGACTTTGGCAATGACAGTGACAAGCAACCGATGGATGAATATCTCAAGTGGTGCGATGTTTGGATTGAAGAGTCCCTACGAATTCTCAAACCAAACGGAACAATGTTCATCTATGGGTTCAGTGAGATTCTTGCATTGATCCTGTCTAGAATTCCACAGAAAGTGAATCGCAGGTGGATTGTATGGCACTACACAAACAAGGCTGTTCCTTCTCTGAACTTTTGGCAACGTTCCCATGAGAGTATCATCGTTCTGTGGAAATCAGACAAGGTATTCCACAGAGATGATGTTAGAGAAGCATATACAGATGGATTCTTGAATGGGGCTGCTGGAAAGGAACGCATTGCCTCTAAAGGACGATACTCAAAGGGTGAAAAGACAACAACATATACAGCACATCCTGGTGGTGCACTACCACGAGATGTAATCAAGATCCCAGCTCTTGCTGGAGGTGCTGGAATGAATGAACGAGTTGATCATCCAACACAAAAACCACTGACACTTTGCGATAAACTTCTCCGATCTTGTATGCAGCTTCCTTCTGAAGGTTATGTCCTCATACCATTTGCTGGTTCAGGAAGTGAATGCGTAGCAGCTAAAAAGTTGGGATTGCCATTTATCGGCATTGAATTGAATGATACATATATTGAGTTGATTAAACAGCGTCTTCAGCAAACTTAGTGAAGTCCTCAACCGAGGTAATCTCTGTAAGGTAGGGCATGATCTTGCCCTTGTCGGTCCACCAACCTTGCTTGCCCTGAAAAGTAACAATCTTTTTCTCACGAAGCTCTCCCATCAGCTTGTCCTTATTGATTGCCCAAACCTTGAACCCTGTGAAGTCCAAGAGAACAAATAACACCATGTCGTAGTCGTGATCGGGTTCCAGATGCTGCCACTTGCAGTGGTCCTTCCCTCCCCAATACCGAGCTGCCTTGATTTCAATTTTTCTTGTTTTGTAGGTTGCGTCGTTCTGTGATGATGTTCGAGCGCCAAGAGCGAACAACTCTCGGATCATTGGTTCAACTGCATTGTCTCCAAACGTTTTGTTTCCAAGAGAGACAAGCTTGAGAACCTCAAGTGTACTGTTATTAGCAACATAGTAGTCCAACTGGCTTACTTTCTTGCTGATCTTCTGAAAGGATTTCAGACCTTTGAAGCTGGAGGATAGAAGGGACATTTTAGAGGGTAAGTTCCATTTGCCATACACAAAACGGATCCGTTTTCTAGCCCTAGAAAATGGAACTGGATTCGTTAGGCAGACTAGACCTTACCTTCTCTGATCACACTACTAGTACACTTTCGTCCTAGTAATTTGTGATTTGAGATCTGTGCAACAATCGCGACCTAGCACCCTCGCAAGAATGAAGTTTGACGAGTTCCTTGAGAAATACTGTGAGAACCAAGCCAACAAGATGGCCAAAGATATGAACTGGGCGGATGAGCTCTGTGAGGAGCCTACTAAGAACCACAAGCGATCCCGCTGGGGGCCAGCACCCATTGATGAACGATTTGCACTCTGGAAGGATATGACAGATGAACCTTGGAAGTATGATGAGGCAGACTGCAAGGCAATTGATATTGAGGTCACCAAGACTCATCCTCAAGAGGTCAAGCAGTACTGGCACAAGGCAACCTTGAAGAAGCAGAATGAAGCAGCTCACCTAATCCAGTGCACATGGATGTCAGTTCGCCGAGCATTCCGCAAGATCCGCCGCGATCGCCGAGATGCTATTGTGCTTGCCCAGTTCAACGCGGCTATCACCGCAGTCAAGGCCAAGAAGGTTCTAGTCTCTACATTCAACGCAGAGTACGCCAAGGTCTTTCTTCGCCCAACACCCAAGCCTGAATATGACTTCTCATACGACGAAATGTCTCATCTTGAAAAGCTTCTTCGTGGAATGTTCTAACAATGCAAAACAAAACAAAAAACAAACCAATTTTTCACTCGATCATCCATGTATGGCTCGCTACGCTCGCGGCCGATTCATGAATTTTTCTCATGACATTTCAATGACATTGATATGACATAACATGACATAACAATGACATAAATATGACATTGAATAAAATTATATGGGGTAGGGTATATACAAAATATGCATTTCAATAAATTATAGCGCCTCTATAATAAGTAAGTAAGTAACAAAAAAGTAACATAATATAGTATTGTATAATCAAAATTGTATACCATTTCTTGAAT